AAAAAAGCTTCTAAAAAAGCTTCCAAGAAAGCCTCCAAAAAAGCTTCCAAGAAAGCCTCCAAAAAAGCTTCCAAGAAAATGACCGGTGGTGCTAAAAAACGCGGATCCAAAAAAGCTTCTAAAAAATCATCCAAAAAAGGCTCAAAGAAAATGACTGGTGGTGCTAAAAAACGTGGATCCAAAAAAGCTTCTAAAAAATCTTCAAAGAAATCATCCAAAAAAGGCTCCAAGAAAATGACTGGTGGTGCTAAAAAACGCGGATCAAAGAAAGCCTCCAAAAAAGCTTCCAAGAAAGCGTCCAAAAAAGGTTCCAAAAAAATGATTGGTGCTGGTGACATTGTTGATTTAACAGGTGGTGCCAAAAAACGTAGATCCAAGAAAGCTTCTAAAAAAGGATCCAAAAAAATGGTTTAATTATATGTTCTAATATAATTTGTTGAATAGTAAATAGAAAAATCCTAAGATTTTTCTATTATCTTAGTAAAAAAGATTGAAAACTATATTATTTAATAAAATGATTACTAAATAATGCATAAATGTGGGAAATTAGATTTAATAATCGGACCAATGTTTTCTGGTAAATCATCTGAGCTAATTAGAATAGCAAGGAGATTAAAAGTAATAAATTCGCCATATATTGTAATAAAACCAACAATTGATAAACGGTACGAAAGTAATCGAATTGTATCACATGATAAAGAAAGTGAAGCATGTTTAGTGACAGATGATTTAGTATTAATTTTAGATGAACAAATAGAAAATTTTTATACTATAATTATAGATGAGGGGCAGTTTTTAAAAAATTTAAAAACAAAAGTATTATATTGGGTAGAAGAACTAAACAAACATATAATTATAGGTGGTTTAGATGGTGATTATAAAAGAAATCCTATTGGTGAAATATTAGATTTATTACCTTACTCTGATAGTTGCCAGAAAATATCTGCTCTTTGTAAATATTGCAATGATGGTACACCCGGACTATTTTCACATCGTAATACAAAATGTAATGATCAAATATTAATTGGATCTAATGATGTATATATATCATTATGTCGGGATCATTATATAAAAAATAATAATTAATTTTTTTTATTTGTTTTTATTATTCTAGAACCATATATTATTATTTTTTTTTTTTTAATTACAATACGTTGTTTTTGTTCTGGTTTTTGTATTGGTGAATATTGTATTTGATAAAAATCCATAATTTTAAACTATTAATATATAGTAGAATAAAAAATTTGAATAAAACATTTAAAGAGATATCTCTTTAAATAATTGATATGGCTAAAAAAACCTGTACCGATTTAGAAATTATTGACTATTTAAATGTTAAAGATAATGAAATTGATAATTTACCTGTTGGAGTCACTATAAGCACTATGTGTGCATCATGTAAATTAGGAACTGAATTAAATATTGTTAATATTGAGAAGTATTTACAATTAAATATTGATGATATATTATGTGTTAAAATGAATGATGAGAAAATAAGAACTTTAATTCCAGATAAAAAGAAAAATAAACGGGATAAAAAATTAGATAATCCAAAGAAACAAGGAAATCATTTTTACAATCAAATTACTGTTGTTATTAGAATTGGTCATGGTCCAATAATTGATTGGGAAAAAGAACAAAAAATAAATTTAAAATTGTTTAAAAATGGCAGTGTTCAAATGTCTGGTTGTAAAACCATTAAAAATATTAATATAGTACTTAATAAATTACTTTTTAAATTGAAAGAGATTAAAGCTAAAATAGAAGATGGAAAAATTGTTGAAAAAAAATTTGTTGATAATATTTCAAATCTTGGAATTAATTACTTCAAAATCGATATGATTAACTCTAATTACAAAGTTAATATGCAAATAGATAGAGCTAAATTATATAGTTTATTATTAAAAAAGAAAATTAAAAGTTCATTTGAACCATGTATTAGAGCTTGTGTTATTATTAAACAAACACCAGAAATCGATAATGATGATTTAAAAGAAATATCTATTTTTATTTTTCAAAAAGGTAATATTATAATTACTGGTGCAAGAAGAAGAACACATATTTTATCAGCTTATAAATATATTAATAATATATTAGTAACACATTCTGATGAAATTAGTAAAAAAGATGAAAAAGAAGATGAAGATCTAATTATGGACTTATATAAAGATATAATAGAGGATGTTAATAATGGATTAATTAGTATTTAATTTAAAAATATAAAATTACTATTAATAATAGTAATTTTATGTTACAATCTGGTGATAAATACTACATAATTAAACAAGATGAAGAAATGTATTATAAGGAATCATTCAATATTGCAACATTAGAAAATGAAGATGGTATTATTTATAAGAAAGATAAGAATCATATATTAAATAATATTTATTTATATGATGATTTATTATATCGTTGTATTAATATAGAATTATTTTATGGATTTGTATATGATTTAGAAGATATAAATTCTAAATTTGTTAACAATTTACTTATTTCGGAGGGCGTATCTTTTTTCGAGAAAAGATCACAACACGATGAATTTAAGACTCCTCCATACTATACAAAAAATTTAGAAGATTTTAAATTGATAGGAACATTTAATAATGCACCTAATTTAAATATTAATAATATAATAAATACAAAAATAGATATAACTATTCAAATAGACTATATTAAAAATATAGATAATTTAATTCAATATCAAACAGATATTCAAGATAGTTTATTTGTTAATAAATACTATTTAAAAAATTCAAATATAGAAGCTAAAAATATGAATTATCAATTATCACAATTCAATTACTTTTGTAATCAATTACCAAAATTAGATGATGATCTTTATGTATTTAGAAAACAAAGATTATCATCAACATATGATCCTCATTATCAGTTTAATTTTGGTAAAGAAGAAACATATTCATTACCTTTTTCAACTTCCACATCATACGAGTTTGTAAAAAACTGGTCAACATCTGGTTTAATTCTAGTAATTAAGGTAACTAAAGATTCAAATTATATGGTTCTATCTGATCAATCACAAAATGAAATAACTTTAGGACCATGCAAATTGATTTATAAAGAAAAAGGATTTTATAAAGACCAAGCAATAATAATTTGTGAATTAGATTTAAAGATATAATCTATATATATATTGTGGGGAAAACCCCTAAGCTTCAGTAGCTCAGTTGGTAGAGCAAACGGCTGTTAAAAAATACAGTTACCGTTAGGTCGCAGGTTCGAGCCCTGTCTGGAGCGAAATCTCAATATAATTAGCTTTTTGCTAATTATATTTAGTTTATACATTTAAATGCATCATCTGTTTTAGAATAAATAAATTCATGTGATGGCAAACAGCTAGAAACACAATGAAGACCAGAAGAATCAACGAAGCTATTTTCTGGACATTTTTCTACACAAATTTTTCCATTTAATCCTATATATTCTCCTTTAGGGCATTCAATTAAACATTTTATGTTATCAGAAGATAATAGTTCAGTTTCAGGACACAATGGTAAACATTCTTTATTATCAGAAGAAACATATAAAGATTCAGGACAAGTAATTTGTTTTTTCTTATTAATAAAATTTTCTTTAATAGTAATAAAATATATTATTAAAATACTAATTAATAATATTATTAAACTTTTATCTGAAATCATTATATATAATTAGATTATTTTCCCGAGTTAAAATTAATATTCTTTTGGTGCATTAAATCATTTACAAGTGGATTTTCTTTCAATGTATCAATATAAACTGGATCAACTCTATAGAAATTATTACCATTTAAATCTGTTTTCTTATCGGTATGTACTCTTTCAAATGGTGTAACCGTATAATTTTTAGATGATCCTGGATTTGAAACATAACCAAATATTTGACGTTTATTATTAAATTTAACAGTATCTTTATTAATATCACCACGAATTTTATCAGATTTAGCATTAGCAATACGACCTCCTAATGCTGTTTGTTGACGTTTGTCATCAATTGTCATATTACGTTCTGCTTCTTCAACTCTCACTGTATTAATATTATGTATAGCAGTACCTTTATAATTAGTGAGTAATGTAGTTTGTTTTACTGTAGGTTTTGCAATATCATTAGTATCAAATTTATATACTGATTGATTATTATTATACATGCGGCCACCTTGCGATGAGTGTAAAACTGTTTCTTTTATAGTAGGTCTTGCTTCTTCATCTGTTTTTGAATATGAATGCTGAACATTAGCAACTACATTCTGTATAGGTGTTTCAGTTAATGTGGTCTCTCTTATAGTTGCCCTTGCATTATCTTCATTATTAGTATATGTTTGTTTATTATTATCACCTCCCATAATACCAATATAATTATTAGTCTCAGTAGTTTGGCGTATTGTTTGTTTTGCAGGATCATCATTATTAGTATATGATGAAATTTGATATGTTGGGTTACCACTGTAAGAAGCAGAAGTAGCTTCTCTGATAGTGTCGCGTGCTATATCATTATTTTGAATGTTAAAACCTTTATAAGTTGGTGCAGAATTAGTAATAACAGTATTTTCAACGGTTGATTGTTTAGTTGTTGGTCTTGCTATATCTGTTGTTTTAACATGTGTATTTTTAAAAGTAGGCGCTGCATTATGTACAATACTATTTTGTCCAGTAGTTTCTTTTATTGTTTCTCTTGCTTCATCAGTTACCATTAAATGTGGATTTTTATATGTAGGTGCAGAATTATGAACAATACAATTTGCACTTGTAGTTTCTTTAATTGTTTCTTTAGCTTTATCAGTGTATGTTGTGTGTGTTGATTTAAATGTAGGAGCTGAATTATGAACAATACTATTTCCTACTGTAGTTTCTTTAATAGTTTCTCTTGCTTTATCAGTTAATGTTGTATGCACATTTTTAAAAGTAGGTGCAGCATTATGTACAATACTATTTTGTCCAGTAGTTTCTTTTATTGTTTCTCTAGCTTCATCAGTTACCATTAAATATGGATTTTTATACGTAGGTGCACTATTATGAACAATAAAGTTTTCAACAGTAGTTTCTTTTATTGTTCCTTTAGCTTTATCAGTTAATAATAAATTATTATTTTTATATGTTGGTGCAGTATTATGTATAATATCATGTGATGTAGAATCACGATTTGTAGTTGGTAAAATAGAATCGTTAGAAAACATATAGGATTTCTTTTCAACTGGTCCATTTAATCCTAATACACGATCTTGTATTATAGTAGTTTGTTTTATTGTATCACGAGCATTTTTTGTTCTATCAATAAAATAACTTGATCTATTAGTTTGATCATGAGCTCCTGATGCATGAACTTCTTGTGTTATATTATCACGATCAGTTTCATATGCACAATACGATTCTTTATTTGTAAATACAGGACGAGTATTGACTGCATTAATTGAATGTGTGAAATCATTAAGATAATTTTCTTTTTTAGCAGGTGTATTATATATTGCATCTGGATCAATATTATTACCTTGTTTTGGATCAAATGCACCACCTACTCTGTTAATGTCATTAGTACCACGTAATGTATCAATGTGTACAAAATCACCTGTTTTCTTATTTGCTTCTACATAATGTTTATTAGCAACTAAATCATTTGTTGTAATTTCACGATAAGATGGCATTTTAAATGTTGTCATTGTAGATTCAACTGCTCTTATATCACCTTTTTTAATAACTTCTAAAGGTTTTGTTAAATAAGTTTCCTTTTTATTAATTTCACTTCGTAACTCATCAACATTTCTTGGTTCAATACGTATTACTGGGTATGGTGCAGATTTTTTTCCATCAAGTCCAGGTACTACTCTAGAATCTGTTTTAAATGGTAAATTACCATAATTATTTTTAAAGCTAGCAATATATCTACCGCTTAATTCACCGGCAACTACTGGTAAACCATTAACATTGGTCATATCTTTAACTGGATCAAAAAATGTTTCTACTTCTTTATGATGATTCCATAATGAACTGTTACCAGATAAATTTTCATATTTTCGACTATTAGAATCTAAATTAATTAAAGTTTCACGTCTTGATGTAAATGGTGTCATATTATTATGAACAAAATTTTCCTTAGTAACAACACCATAATGCATATCTGCATTTTGAAACTCTGAATAACCATTTTGAAATTCTAAATCTCTTTGTAAAAAAGTATTAAAACCAGATTTTGTAAAGTAAGATTGATTTTCAGCAGTTGGTTTTGATAAATTGTCAAACGTTAAACTATCAAATTGTTGAAAATAATCTGGATTATTATTTAAAGTTCGTGCTTGATTTTTCTCTATTCGATTCATATTATTTTCGATATTTGTATCATAATTAATATTAGTTCCATTATTTGGACGTGTATTTGTTTTTGAATTATTATTTGTACCATAATATGATAATCCACCTAATAATAAACTTTCCATATTATAATTAAATACATTTTATTTTTTCGTAAAAATTAAACTTAAGTTAAATTCATTTAACTTAGATTTAATTATTTGTATTAATGTTTGCATACATCAATATTATTACTTGTATTATCAATTATATTTACATTAATACCAGGAGTATTATTTTCATTTGGTAAAAATACATTTTGATCAACAGGAACTGGACGTGTTACAACAAATGTATCTTTAACATGATTTCTAGAATTTAATCCGATACGATCATCGAGAATTTCACACTGGGAGTTAACATATAAAAAAGGGTTATAATGGTATGCAGTTAAATCCATACCGCGATAGGCTTCAATTGGATTTGTGAAACGTGTATCTTGAGAAATTAATGTATCTTTGCATACGTTTTTATTAACTATATTAAATTTTTTATAACTATCATTTTTACCATAATTATTAAAATCAATTAATTTATTTACACGATTTGTAATATGTGATTCTACTTCAGTAATATCAGGCCATTGGTTATTAGCATTTGTATTTAATGATACATCAGTTTTAGCATTTCTTGGCCCATCATATGAAAAACATTTTTCGCAATTTTCATTATATCCCATAAATAAACGATAATCACCAGGAATAGTAGATCTTTCCATTTTTAAATCATACGCTTCATTATCATATTTAATTCTATTAAATGACATTTATATATATTTATTTAGAAATAAATAAATATATTAAAATTAAATTAAAAAAAATTATTATATATTTTTATTGATTAATTGGGCATATATTTTGTCCATAAGATGAAATATCTTTTAATCCAGTAGTTGTTGGTTTAACTAATGGGGTGGGAGTTTCTGATGGGTAACCAGAATTGACAGGTGTTATAGAATAAATACCTTGGCAAGTTAAAGGTGTTGTGTAAGGAGCTGCTGATACAGAATGAGCAGGGTAGCGTTCGCTGGGGCATTTGCTACCCATGCGTGTTTGACCTTTAAGATCAGTTTCTACATCAGTTCTTACACCAAAATCTAAGTTATTTGTAAATGAACCAACAGGGCATTGTACACAGGATTCAAATTTGCCTTTAAATAAATTATATTCTAATGGATCAGTACTTTGTTGTAAAGTTTTTGAATAAGCGCACGAATCATAAGATAAGCGATTAAAACTCATTATATAATATATATTAGAAAAAAACAAATCTAAACTTTTATTTTTGATATCCATTGTGATATTAAACAACCTAAATAATCCTCTTGTATTATATTAGTTTTAATATATTTATCCCATAATTGATTAATTAATTCTTTTTTAATATCTAAACTATTTATTTTATTTTTTTTAATTAATTTTATAATTAAAAATTTTAATTCTAAACTTATTATCCAATCGATTGAAATTGTAAATGGATATTCAATAAATGGAACCAAATTTACTAATATTATTTCTAATTTATTAGTTGGGCAACCTAATTTATTATTTAAAATAAATGATAATTCTTCTGTAATTATATTTAAATAAGTCATACTTGATTCCTCAGGCAATCTATTTAATAATAAACTAAGACAATTAAACATATCATTGTATGTATAATCATTTAAATTAATTTTTTGATTAAGATCTATTGAATTTTTTATTAATTTAATTTTGTTATATATTTGATTATTCATTTTTTCATAATTATCATCAATTGAATTACTATATGATAATATAATTTTTAATAAAATACTTATATCTATCGAATCATTTTTATTTTTATATTTTATAGTACCATCTCTAAAATATAGATGTTTTTTCATATCTGCACCATAATTTCCTAAAAATTCTATCATATTTGGATCTTCTTCTAAACATGCATATTCTAATAATGTATACCCTTCACTATTTGTTAAATCAACACGAGCACCTAGTTTAAATGCATATTTTAAAAACGTAGTATCACCATGTTTAATTGCATGATGTAATATAGTTTGATTACTAATACATTCTTTAAAATCAATTTGACCATATTTTGCTGATTTGATTTCATCTAAACTACCACATTTTATTGATTTAAGTAAAGAAGCATTATCATAAACTTTAGTTTTATTATATTCTGTTTCTATTGAACTTTCTATTGTTAAATTTATATATTTATAACAATCACTTTCAGATTCTTCTAATAATTCTCTATGTTTTTTAATATTATCAAAATGATTTTTTTTTAATTCATCTAATACTAATAAACTATCTTTAAAATAATCATATGATTTTTCTTTATCATTAACAAAACTATTTTTTCCATTTTGATGTAAAATAAAGTATTTTTTTAATAATTTATTTGTAATATCCATATATTATTAAATACAAAAATATATTTTCATAAACTAACGTTATTAATATGTAAAATATTTTGGTCGTTGGCTTGAATAATTAGTAGTATTGTTATTTACTGGTTGTTGGCTTGAATAATTAGGACTAATATAATTTACTGGTTGTTGACTAGTATAATTAGTAGTATAATTTACTGGTTGTTGACTAGTATAATTTACTGGTTGTTGTGTAGAATAACTACTAGTATAATTTACTGGTTGTTGTGTAGAATAACTACTAGTATAATTTACTGGTTGTTGTGTAGAATAACTACTAGTATAATTTACTGGTTGTTGTGTAGAATAACTACTAGTATAATTTACTGGT